ATGAGGCGTTTAGGGCGCTGATGGGGGGTGGGCTGGACTCGGGGGGTGACCTCGGCCCAGCCACAGAGCGGATCCGTCGCACGGCGTAGTTCCACACTGCGCAGCGCGGTGAACCCTACATTTGGGGCGGTGTCGGCCCAGGCGGCTACGACTGTTCCGGCCTCACCTCGGCGGCGGAGAACGTGTTCCGCGGCTTGTATCCGTATCGTAGGCGTCACACCACGCACTCGTTCCTCGGCGCGCCCCCGCCTGGGTGGGTGCGAGGGTTGCGCGCGCCGCTGTCGGTTGGTGTTACCCACGCTGGGGTTGGGCACATGGCTGGCACCCTCGCCGGGGTGAACTTTGAGTCCCGTGGATCCCGGGGGGTGGTGCTCGGCCGGGCTGCGCGCGGCACCCGCAGCTTCCCCCACCAGTTCGGGTTCGCCCCAAGCTTGGGTGATGCGCTCCCCGCTAAATCGTATGACCAGGGCGGATGGCTCATGCCTGGCTACACGCTCGCCTACAACGGCACCGGGCGGCCTGAACCCGTCAACGCCGAGCCGATTCGGATCATCCTCGACATTGAGGGCGGCGATGACGAGCTGCGGCGTCGGATCCGGCGGATGGTCCGCATCGAGGGCGGAGGCGACGTTCAGGTTGCTTTCGGTTCTGGGAGGGGGCGCCGGTGATCACCCTGGTGGGCGCCACCTCAGCGGGCGGGTTCGTGTCCTCGGTGACTGTGAATCTTCCTGCCGGGGTGCAGGACGGGGACCGGATGTTCATGCTCGCCTCTGCCAATGACTTCCCTACGATTACCGCTCGCCCACCGGGGTGGGCGGTCATGACCGAGGACATCATCGGCACGGACGTGGCTACCTACGTGTGGACCCGCGTCGCCGATGGTGAGCCTGCCTCCTACACGGTGACGTGGGAAGGCTCGCACTGGCACTTCCTTAACCTTGTCGTGTTTCGCGGAGTTGACTCGGTGCGTTCCTATGCCGTCAACTCCACTGACTCTGCGGCCACTATCGATCTGCCCGTGCTGGATGCTCAGCCTGGGGACGTGCTGCTCGCCTACGGTTTCCACTGGGGAGAGGTAGCCAAGACCTGGGCTCCGGCGGGGCTGACGACGATCACGAATCTGTCGCGGGCGATTATCTCTGCCTACCAGGTGCAGGTTGGTGGTCCCACGCCCGCATACACGCTGGTGACGGACACGGTTGGGCACATGGCAGCCACGGCGATCCTGCTTACCCCGAAAACCGTGCCTACCACCCAGCCGCGCTTCCCTTTGACGATCCGCACCGAGTTGAAGCTGGGTGGGGAATGGGTGGACATCAGCGGGGACGTGCGGGACACCGACCCGGTGACGATCAGTCGAGGTCGGGCGGATGAATCGGCGACAGCGGATGCGTCCACGTGCAGGCTGCTGCTCAACAACCGGCACGGAAAGTATTCGCCCCGTAACCCCAATTCTCCCTACTACGGGATGTTGGGGCGCAACATTCCGCTTCGGGTGGCGGTGATGGTGGGGGACACGCGGATCGGCCGGTTTGCGGGTGAGGTGTCTGAGTGGCCGTTGCGTTGGGATTTGTCCGGCAACGACGTGTGGTTGCCGATTGAGGCGAGCGGGCCGCTGCGTCGGCTCTCTCAGGGGCGTGGCCCTGCCCGGTCTGCGTTGCGCCGTTTCATCGTTGCGCGTAATCCGGTCGCCTATTGGCCGCTGACGGATGGTGCCTCCGCGCTGGTCGCTTCTCCGGATGTGGGCCTGTATGACATGGGGATCGTGGTGGATGCCCCACCGGGAACTCTTGGGGTAACCCAGTCGCGTCTGGACTGGCGGGAGGGTGAGCTGGCGCCGTGGCTGGAGGATGTGGCGCGCACCCGGCGGGCCGTGGGGCGGATCGCTGGCCAGGTGGAGAGCAGCTCTGCTGACTGGGCGTTGGACATGGTGCGNGCCGGGGTGGGTGGGGTGGACCGGCTGGTCGCAGTCGCTCGCCGCGGCGATACGGGGCCATCACAGGAGTGGCAGGTGCGGTTCGACGCGGGGGCTCTCGACATCAGGGTGTTTGTGCGNACCGTTCTCGATGATGCCTCCCCGTCTGCGTGGACTCAGGTGTCTACCGCTCTTGTGGAGCCCCGGTTTTTCACGGACCAGTTGCGGCATGTGCGGCTGGAGGTGCGGGACACGGGCGTGGAGTCGGACTGGTGGTTGTACATCGACGGGGAGTTGATGGACACCGGCACCACGAACGGGTTGGGGCGTCCGCTGCCGGTGGTGTCTGCCCAGTACTGGTGGGATCACAGCAGTGTGCAGGACGCGGAGCATGTAGCGCTGGGCCACATCACGGTGTGGGACGCCTCAGAAGAAGCCGCGTACCCGAACCCGTTGGAGATGGTTCAGGCGATGTACGGGCATCGGGGTGAGCGTGCGGGGGTGCGCATCCATCGGATCGCCCGCGAGGAAGGCATCCCGTTGGAGGTGGTGGGGGATTTGGAGGCCACGCCGCCGATGGGTCCGCAGTATGCGGAGACCCCGCTGGAGGTGATGCGGGAGGCTGAGCGGGTGGATGACGGGATGCTGTATGAGTCTCGGGACGAAGTCGCGCTCGTGTACAGGACGAACAGGTCGCGTTACAACCAGGAGTTGAGTGGATGAGTGTGGAGTGGGTGTGGGCTGGGGCCGGTACCGAGACAAGCGTGTGGGTGCGCGGCAANGTGACGGGTTCCTCGACGCGGCTGGTGGTGTCTGAAGCCGAGGACCTGTCGAACCCGGTGTTTTTCGGCCCTGTGTCGCCGACCAGCGAAGGCGTGGTGTCGATCGAGGCCACCGGGTTGGAGCCGGACACCCGCTACTGGTATGCGCTCGAGGACGACAGCGTTATCGACACGGCGTTCATGGGAACGTTCCGCACCCACCCGCCCGCGGGGGAGCCAGCGAGTTTCATCGTGGGGGCGGCCGGGGACGCCGGTTTGACCGGGACAGGGGATGATTCCCATATCACCAACGCCGTGTCCAACCACCCGGTGTTCGATGTGATGCGGGCACGGGCCCTCGCCGAGGACTGGCTGCAGTTCATTCACCTGGGTGACCTGCACTATCGCGACATTTCCATCAACGATCCCGACGCATACCGGCAGGCCTACCACGACGTCCTCACGTTTAACGGCACGCTCGGCGCGGATGCCCGCCAGGGCCGTTTCTACCGGGCTGTGCCGATCGCGTATGTGTGGGATGACCACGACTACGGGCCGAACAACTCCGATCGCACCCATGTGGGCCGGGCTGCCGCGGCGACCGTCTACCGGGAAATCGTCCCCCACTATCCGCTGCCTGCCGGGAGTGGGGATGCGCCGATCTACCAGTCCTGGCAGATCGGNCGTGTTCTTTTCGTCGCTAGCGACGTCAGGTGGGCGCGGGATCCGAACCTGCTGCCGGACAACGATCCGTCCANCCCCAAAACGATGCTGGGTGAGCAGCAGAAGCGCTGGCTGGAGCGCATTCTGCGTAACTCTTCTGCCCAGGCGCTGGTGTGGGTGATGCCGTCCCAGTGGCTATCCGACCAGGGGGACGTGCGTAACGTNGGGATCTCGTATTCGGGTGCGGACTACTCCAGCGACTCGTGGTGGCGTTTCCGCAGGGAACGCGCCGAGCTGGTGGATCTGCTCGGCGATTTAGGCTGGCTGGACCGCATGGTGATGCTGCAGGCCGACAAGCACGCCTTGTCTATGTCTAGCGGTCCGAACAACCCGTGGGGCGGTTTTCCGCTGTTCATGTTCGCCTCGTTGGACGCCTCCTACTCTGATCACCCCGAAGGCCAGTACGACATAGGTCAGTCACCAGGCCGGGGCCGGTATGGCACGCTGCGCGTGGTCGACTCCGGTCACACGATCGCGCTGCATGGCACCGGGTACATCGGGGACACTGTGTGGCGGTCCTATACCGCGTATGCGCATGTGGAGCCTCGGGTGCTTGCCCTTGACTATGCGAAGGGGCAGACGTTTGATCCGTTGGAGCCAACGGATGACGACCAGAACCTGCTCAACGATTTCACTGCGCAGCGCACCGACGGGTCAGAGATCCGCTACGAGAAAACCGATGGGCCGCTGTCCGTGCAGGATCCCCCACAGGGGGTGGGCCGGTACTCGGGCTCCGGCGAGTTCAACGTGCAATCCAACGACGATCTGCCGTCGATCGCTGGCTGGCAGGTGCACAAAGGGACGGTGGATGAGGCGCGTATCCCCAACCTGCATATCAACCTCACCAACCCGCGTATGGAGGAGCTGCGGACCAGTGTGGCGGGTGTGGAACCAGGCGACAAGATCACTGTTGCGAATCCTCCGGCGTGGCTTCCCCCAGAGCCGATCGAGGTGATCGCTGAGGGGTATGAGGAGGAGCTGTCCACGCACGAGTGGCACATCGAGTACAACGCGTCTCCTGCGCGGATTGTTGAGGTCGCGACGGTCGCCCCCCAGGTGGTGCTCAACCGTAACCACTCCATGGAGGTGTCCCCCTACGGGTGGCAGTCTATTGGCGGGTCCAGCCTGTGGATTTCTCGGGACTATGCGTATCAGGGCGAGTTTTCGCTGAAACTCGTCCCGGACGGCACGACGGAGACCACCCGGGTCATCGCCCGGATCGAGGACGCTCCCCGGGTGTATGCGGGGGTGGAGTACGAGGTCAGCGTGTGGGTGCTGTCTCCGACCGGGTATGAGATGGACCTGGCGGTGCAGTGGCTGGATGTGAACAACACGCAGATCGCGTTTGTGATCGTGGTGCCCTCAACCCCGATCCCTGCCGGGGTGTGGACGCGTCTGGTGGGGCGCGCGGTCGCACCGGAGGGCGCCTACCGGGCGCGGCCGTCCATCAACCAGCGGGACACGCCGTCGTCCAGCGACGTGATGTACGTGGATGAGGTGATCTTTTCTGAGGTGGGCGTGTCCCCAGGGGCGGATGCNCCGAACCGGGCAGACACCTCAGGAAGCATTCTCCAGGTGCCCGTGGATGAGTCGGACACGGAGTTCATCGTCGCAACGGTGCAGGATGAGCACTCAGGTGCGCGGTGGATTAACTCGCGTGGCCTCACTGAGACGCACGCCTATGAGTTCCCGTTCAACCTGCGCCTGGGTGGTGAGGTTGTGCAGGTCACCGCGTGTGAGCCTGCGGGGTGGGACGATTTTCGGAGTCCGCGTCCCAGCGACTCGTGGGGCACGTCTCCCTCAGGGCATGCGTGGGTGGACACGACTGTGCCGGACACCAGGCTGGGCACGTCCACAAGCGNCTTGTACGGGTTTGTGCAGCTCCTTGACAACCCGCAGACGGTCCGACTGCAAACGTTGGACGTGGGGTTTCCTGTGCAGGACTGCGAGATCCTGTGGACGGTGCGTGTGGATGCGACGGCGTCGGGCACGGCGCTGCTGCCGTCGCTGGTGTTGCGCTACCAGAGTGGCACCAACTACTACCGGTGTCGGCTGCATTTGAACACGGATGGGACGTGCAGCCTGTCTGTGGCTCGGGGGACCACTCAAATCGGTGCGGCGGTGAACTTGCCGATGCTCACATATACGGGATCGGTTGCGTTTGAGGACAGGATTTGGGTGCGCACCCGGCTGATCGGTAACAGGGTTCTCGCTAGGGCGTGGANGCAGGTCGATTTGNCCGGGGAGGGTGGGCTCGNCGCCGGGTTGGACTNGCGGTATCAGGAGCCGCAGCACTGGCAGATCGACCGTGAGATCACCACAGACCCGATCCCTGAGGGGCAGGTTGGGTTTGCTGCCTCAGCGTTTGCTGGCAACACCAACACCAGTCCGGAGCTGCGGTTTCAGCTGGTTGAGATTGTGACGCCGCAGCGGATGACCGTGGTTCGGTCCGTGAACGGGGTGGTGAAGNGNCATGGGNCGGGGACCAGGGTCGGGCTGAATCGTCCAGCCATCATCGGCCTCTAAATAGAGAGTGAAGGGGGAAGCATGCCTTTTCCGCAATGGTTTGCGGGGCAGACCATCACTGCGGACCGGTTGAACGCGGCCCGCATGAAAATGGTCGCCCAGTCAGAAAACCAGGAGGTCGTCAACTCGACGGCGCTGGTGCCTACAGAGATCATCATCCCGCTGGAGTCGGGGGCTACCTACTGGTACCAGCTGGTGTTGACCTATACGGCGAGTAACACCGGCGGTGGTATGGGAGGCGGGGGGATCCGGTGGGCGTGGGATGTGCCTACGGGGACGAGCATGCCTCGACAGACCGCGAGCTATGCGCTGGTCGACAACCAGGCGATTTCGCTCATCGCGGGCGGGAGGATTCTGTTGCGTTCTCCGGCGGCGACGACGGAGATGCGTGCCGAGGGTTCGGGGCCGGACAATTTCCACGCGGTGCTTGAGTACGGGTCTATCCAGGTGGGTGGGCTNTCCGGTGAGGCGGTGTTGCAGTTTGCGCAGTGGAACGCGCACTCTACGCCGACCACGCTGCGGGGTGCGACCCGCACCCGGGTGTTCTATACGCGTGTCCAATAAGAGAAGGGGGAATGGGGGATGGCTGTTCCTGAGGGCGCCTATCGGGTCCGCTATAACGTGTCCACGGTGGATGACGCGCCGTGGCTGACGTGGATTTTTGAGTCGGACCTGCCGGGTGGCGCAGCAAAGCAGGTGGTGGATGAGGCGCTGCAGATGGCGGCTGAGCACGTGATCGACTGGCTGAACGCGGAGTATCCGAGTGCGCGGGTGGTTGCGTCTCGCATGTACACGGGACGGTTGGAGGGCGACCCGTGGCCGCAGGATGAGGAGGGGGAATGAGCACGGTGATTAATGCGGGGTTAGTGACGCGGTGGTGGCCGCGCCGGTTGCGGCATCCGGGGTTGGTGGAGTTGGCGGTGTGCCANCGGCTACGTGCGCTTGCCGCGCAGGTACCCGCCGATGAGGCGATTGTGGAGCTGGGCGCCTATACGGGCAGGGCGACTGGGTGGTTGCTGCTCGGCGCCTCCGAGGGGCAGGGGGCGCATGTGACGACGGTGGATCCGTGGACGCTGTATAAGCCCCGTCAGGACACGCCGGAAGAGCTGTCGGTGTTGTATGGGCGCGCGGAGACCTATGCGGTGTTTAAGCAGCATATGGATGCGATTGGTGCGACCCCGGACCGGTTGACGGTGAAGAGAGGGTATGCGCACACGATCGGCCGTAAGTGGGTGGGCGGCCCGGTGGGGCTGTTGTGGCATGACGCGGAGCACAGCGCGGATGCGGTGGCCCGGGATTTGGAGGCGTGGCTGCCGCACCTGTCTGAGGGTGCGGTGGTGGTGCTGCATGATGCGGGGAACCCCGAGTATGGGGTTGTGGAGGGTGCGCTGCGGGTGCTCGGCGACGGTTGGCAGTTTGAGGACGAGGACGGGCGTCTGCACGATGAGCCGCAGGTGATTCGGTGGCGGAAGAACCCGCAGCGGCGTGGCATGCTCGTCGCCCACCGCCACCCCACCGGGCAGGAGCCCGTCGAAGCCGACCACGAAGCCCCAGCGGAGATGGACCCACCCGACACGGCGGAGGCGGAGAGATGAGGGTCCTCATCACCGGCACGGGCCGCTGCGGGTTCTTCCGCCACCGAATCACCTGCGGCTCATCGTGCAGACG